TCCGACGTTGAAACTTGCGTAAATCTGTGCTACTCAGCGCCCATGACTGAGGGCATTGTGGCAATGCGGCTGCATCCTATCGCCATCCTCCAAGGCGACTGTGAATGGCCAACCTTGCCACGGCATTTGCCAAAGCTCAGCGGTGTTTAGCGGGCCTTTTCCCTCCAAGGGTTTGCACCCGTAATATCGCAATTCCTCTTCCCATTCGGCTCGCGACAGCAGCCGAGAAGAGATCAACGAGCGGCGACGCCTTGGTAAATCTGCGGCCCACCGACTATCGGTGGCATTGGAAGCTGTTTGCCCAATGATTCATCGGGCGCGGGAAGCCAGCGCACGACCATTTGCATCCCATACATCGCGCTCAAAATCGCTTCGAGCGCGGGGATGACATCGGCGCGGACATCCTCGGGGTCAGGATGAGACAAATAGAAGTTCGGAACTTGATCGCACGTCGCGACCAATCCACCGTCTTCTCTCGGCTCGAAACGGACGAGGAGGCCGCACTCAGAAGGATATTGACTAGCCATGCATGATCCTCTGCGGGGGCCTTGAATCACAGCGAGTCAGCCAAGTCAAATTTTTCAAACTGACCCCGCTATCGGTTCAGATACCTCACCACGGCGGAGCTACAGCGCGAGATGAACCGCGTGCGCCGCGAGATGCTTGATCTCATTCGCTAATTGGCTTTCAGGATGGCGAGATGCTCGTCGATCTCGCAGGCCATGCGCGGCTTGCGCTCGGCCTTCTCCGCGTCCGTAAGGCGGTCGTATTCTGCATGGTTCTGATATAGGAGGAAGTGCGGGGTCCGGTGGTAGGACACCGGACCGCCGCTGGTGAGCCCGTTAGGGGCCCGAGTAAGCGTAGCGTTTCAACCCCGCGTAGAAGTCGAGAGGTTTAAGAAGCAGCCGCCCATGAAAGACTAAACCGCCTTCGTAAACCCGCTACACGCGACCCCCCGAAGGGCGCCGTCCCTGGGGTGCCGATAGGCGCTCCAGGGCGGCATTTGTCTAGCAGAAAGCAGGACAAAAGCAAATGGAAAACGAGAACAAGCCAGACCCGTATACAAGACAGTCGCTCTTAAGGGCGGACATTGCTTGGAACTCCCTGTTGGGATTGTCCTAACACAGTCCGTTGGGTGTGTAAAGTATACATACGTCAAATGTTGCGCGCGTCGGCCTCGGCCTGCGCGATGTCTTCCTTGCTTAGTGAACGCCGCATCCGGCGGTTCACATCGGCGCTCCCGACTGCATCCCGGCCTTCAACCCCTCCACCATCGGCCTGACCTGCTCGGTTTGGGCCTTGGCGGCGGTGAGCGCGGTTTCCGCCTGCGTCTTGCCGACCTCGGCTTCCGCGTTGGCCGCCTCGGCGACCATGCCGCGCACCTGTGCCTCCTGCATCTGCTGGGCCAGCGGGTTGGGCTGGCTCGCCTGCTTTTCCATCTCGTCAACGATGTCGAGAAGCTTCTGCTTGTCGCGCAGGTTCGACGCCTGGATGACCAGCCGAAGCATTGCCGGTTGCGGCGGAATGACCCCCGTTCCGAGAAGCTGCATCAACTGCTCGAACTGCTCGATCTGAAGCGTCGGGGTCTCGGCGATCTCGTCGATCTCGATGTCCACGTCCAACTCGGCGATGACGTTGGCGGGCTGCATCATGCGCGGGTCGAGCATGATCTGCTGCTCGTATTGCCGCGCCGTCATCTCATCGATCTGGCCCGTCTTCAGCGCCTCTCCGAGCTTCTGCATCGCGATGTGGCCCTGCGTCACGTTGACCCCGACGAAGCGCACGTTCTTGTCGTCGTCGGTCACGCGCACCCAGCGTTCCCCGGTCCAATACTGGCGGATGCGGTTCCAGATTTGCCGGTAGAGGCGAAGCGTGAAGTGCCGCAAGCCATCGAGCAGGGGCGTCATCTCGGTCATCGACGCCTGCTGCATCGCCATCACTGCCCGCCCGGACTGCGATTGGCCCTCTTTCCCGGCAAGATAAGCCGAAGGCCCGATATTGCCCTTCAAGGACTGGCGTGTGTCGGCGAATATCTGGAACTGGCCCGCCTCGCGGTTGTTGTTGCCAAGTTCCTCGACTTCCCCGGCCCCGGCGACGATCACCCCGTCCGGGCGCGCCATTTCCTTCCTGATCTTCTCGGCGTCCTGCCCGACCGCCGGATCGACCCGCACCTTGGCGTTGTTGACCATGTGCAGGAACTTCGAGCGCCGCTTGTTCACCTCGTCCTGAAGCGGGATCATGTCGCGGACGATGCCGTAGCGGTCGTTGTCGCTATCGACATAGGCCGATTGCAGGATCAGCGGGTTTTCGGGGTTGCCGTCCTCGTCGATGAACGGGGATGGCTGGGATTCCTCAAGCTCGCCTGCCAGCGTGAACACGCAGCGGTGCCACACGCCGTCCTTCAGATGGTAGTGCGTGTTGATCCGCACCCGCTTGCGCTTGTTGTCATACCAGGTCGCCCACTTGGGCTTGTCGTCATAGGTGTCGAAAGTCGAAGAGGTGCGCTGGTTGACCGTCGCGTCGATGATCTCGGCCTTGTCACGCCACTTGTGCTTCGCCTTGCCCGCGTCCATCCAGGTCACGTAGCCGGTGAACATGGCGTCGCTGAAATCGGCCTGAGCCGAGTGCGGGTCGTGATACAGCCGCCAGTGCGCGATGTGCGTCACCTTGGGGTCGATCTGGCCCTTGACGCGTTGCACCGAGACCTCGACCCCGCCGAAGCCCTCGACCAGCATGTTGCTGAACACCGCCGACTTCTTGATGTCGATGTCCTGGTCATCGGAGACATACCTGAGCGCGTCGGTCGCCGCTTCCGCGTCCTGGTCGTGCGCCTGCGTCCTCGGCCATGCCTTCGGGTCGGTGCGCGACTGGCGCTCCAGGCCGCACAGCGCCTCGACCTTCGGCTTGATCAGGTTTTCCGGCGTGATCGGCTGCTTGCGCGCCCTTAATGCCGCCAGCTCTTCCGCCGTGAACTGGTCGCCGTCGAAATAGTCGCGCGCCTTCTCGGCCTCGGCGCGCCCGTTGATCTGGGCTTCTTGCGCTTCTTCGAATTGCTTGACATAAGTGAGATAGTCGTCGGCCAATCCCTATCTCCCCACGTTGCGCCATATCGGCTGGCCGTAATCGATGACCTTGCGGCGACGCCTGCGGTTGCGGACATACGCCCGGTCGTAATGCGTAAGCAGGTCGGTGAACTCGACGCGGAACGTCGCGCCCCCGGCGATCATGCTGAACGCCCGCTTCAGCAGCGCGTCGGTGCCGGTGAGCGAGAACGAACCCGCATCGACCGGCATGATGTAAGTGCGAAGCAGGCTGGCGGCGGTTCCCGACAGCGTGAACGCCGCCGCTTCCGCGCTCATCGCATAGCCGCGCTTCAGCTCGGCGGCGGTGCCGGTTAACGTGAACGCCCCGGCGTCAACCGGGAATATGTAGGACCGCAGCAGTCCCGCCGCCGTGCCCGACAGCGCGAAGCTGGCCGCGTCGGCAGCGAGCTTCGACCCCCTGAGCAGCGAAGCCGCAGTCCCGGTGAGCGTGAACGAGCCGGATTCGGCGGTGAGCGTCGCGCCGCCAACCTGGTTCGTGATCCTCGGCGTGACGGAATAGGTGACGCCTGTGGTCGCGCCGTTGTAGAGGACACGGAAATCGAGCGTGTCTGTCGCGGCGAGGTCGGCATCGATCGTCTGGATGGCGTAGAGAAATTCGGTGTGGCGGCTCGCTAGCAGGAATAGATCGTCTAGAAGCCCGTCCTCGGAAATCTTTCCTGGGTTATAGGCACCCGTTCCCCCGGTTAGCCGGTTGGTCGTGCCTCCGGAATCCATCAGGTTCGCGCTGTCGAATGCCTTGACGTTGGAACTCGTCGTCGTGACGTTCGTCCACGCCCCGCCGTTCTTCGAGTATTGAAGCTGCCAATCGTCGGTCGAATTGCCGGAGGTGCCGCCGGTTTCCTGTAGGCCGATGCGGAGGTGAAAGGACTGGTTGCCGCCGCCCTCGGTGATGGTGACGTTCGTGTCTTGCGCGGCAGCCGCCGTGGACGCGGATTCCGAACCGTCGTCGTTGTAAAAACGAAAGGCGCGCTGGGTGACGGCGAACGGCACGGCTAGGCAACCGTCAGGACGTTGGCCCCGAAGTCAACGGTAAAGGTCTCCCCGTTCGCAAGGCTCAGCGACGAGCCATAGTCATAGTAACCGATCAGCGGGTCAGCCGGTGAAGTCGGCGTGTCGTTGTAGAGATAGACATAGCGGAACGGCCCAACCGCGCCCGATGCCGTCAGCACGAGATCGGAGCAGACCAGGCTGTAAGTCCCCGCCGTCTGGCTCGACGACGAGGTGGTGACGTTGCGCGAGCTGAGGTTCGTGTAGGAAATCTGCGTGACGTTGGCGAGGACGCAGGCCGCCGTCGATCCCGTGGGCGGCGTTCCCTCCGATCCCGGCGCGGTGTTCGACAGGGCAACGACGAGCTGATGCGTGCCGAAGACGTGAACGCCCTCGGCCATGTGCTCGACAAAACCCGGAAGTTTGTTGAATGTCGCCATTAGACGGTCTTCCAATCATCGACGGTTGTCACGTTCGCGCCGTAGTCGCGGCGCTTCGGCTCCGGCTTCTTGTCGGTCGGCTTCCAGCCCGAACGGCGAAGCTCCTCCAGCGCGTAGCGAAGCGCATCAATCGTGTGGTTGTTCTTGTCTTCCAGGACGGGCAGGATTTCCTGCGTCTGCGGGTCTTGCTTGTAGGCGTAAAGCGTCAGTTCGTTGATGACGTTCCGGCACCTTGGATGAACGATGATGTCGAAGCTCTTTAAGAACTCGATGCCGTCCTCCAAGCTCCCCTGACCTTTAAGCGCGCCAGTAATGCGAAAGCCCTGGCGGCGCATGTAGGAAACCGTCTCAGGCCGCGCCGAATCCGCGCGAATAATCCACTTCCTCGACCCGGCGATGGTATCGAACAGGGCGGGGGTATTGTCGATCTCGCAGCCGACCTCGACCGCCTCGTGATCGACGTAGAGATCACGCCCGTCGATGTGACACCGGACAAGAGCGGTGGGATCGGTAGCAAAGCCCCAGTCTGCGCCAAATCGATGAACGGCATCGGCGGGAGATTCGAACTCCATGATCTTCCAGTTGCGGAACACCCTGGCTTCCGAGTTAAGCGAATAATGTCCGCCCCAGACATGCAGAAACTTGTCAGGATCGCGGCGACGGTCGTCTTCAAGGTCAACCCTCAGCTCCTCCGGCAACCACGGATTGTCCGAGTAGTTGGCCTCCACGACAATCGCGTCGCTCGGCCTGCTCTCGCCGCGCAGCAGCACGTCCACGGGATCGGTCGGCTTGTTCGGGTTCCAACTGAACCACAACTCGCTCCCCGGCTTGCGGATGGTGGGGCGGAGTAAGTCAAGGCTTCGCTGACTTAAGCTCTGGGCTTCCTCGACCCAGGCGATATCGAACCCTTCCAGCGACTTGATCGAGTCCGCCGTGTGGTTCTGCATCCCCTGAAAGATTATCACCCCGCCCCCAGGGGTCTTGATCTCGGCCTCCAGCAGCTCGAAGCCGGAAACGCCGAGCTTCCTGATCTTGTCCTCGACCAGCAGCTTGACCGAGTTCTTCAGGCTCTTCTGGACCTCGCGGACACAGGCCCCGCGAAATCCAGGCTTCATCACCGCCTGCTCGACCAGCAGATCGGCGAAGAAGTGCGACTTGCCCGATCCGCGTCCGCCGTGCGCGCCCTTGTAACGCGCGGGCCTCAGCAGCGGCTCGAATACCTCGGCTGTCTCAATCTCCAGGACGGACGATGACACGCCGAACCTCCTCAAGCCGCAACGGGCTGTCGGGATCGCCCTTCAGCTCGACCGAGTTGAGCTTCGCGTGAATGTAAGGCGCGGCGGCCTTCGCGGCATCGATGCGCTTGGCCTCGTCCGCGTTCGGGTCTTGATAGACGCTCGTCAGATATTCGAGCGGCGTCATTCCCGATGCGATGATTGCCTCGGCCTGTTCGATTGTCCGCTTGTTCTGAGCGCCAGCGGGTCGGCCAGCGCCGGGACGAAATCCACCGCGCGCCATGTATGATTTCCTTTGATATTAAATCAATACTCGGTGATGTGTGCCGAGCCGGAACCATCAGCGGCCCAGATGCCCATGATCTCGCCGTTATAGCCTGCGAGCGAATACTTCTCGTTCGTGGCAAGGCTGACGCTGTAATCGGTTGCCGAGACCGAGCCGGAACTGAGCCGGATGTGAAGCCGGTTGGTATCGCTGTTCTCGATCACGAAGCCCTTGCGCTGGGCATTGGCCGCGAGAAGCTGGACGCCGCCCGCCGTAGTGACGGAGGCAACTGCTGTGACAGACATTGCTTTCCCCTTACAGAATCACCGCGCCCAGGATGAACCCGACGGCAATAAGCGCGCAGCCAGCGGGCCTCTTGACCATGCCAATCGCTTCCCGAAGGATTTTCTCAAGCGTGTCCATGAACGTCTCTCCGAAGGGATTGAGATTGGCGGCGGCGAGCCTGAGATCGGTTTCAGTCACGCCAGTTCACGGGAAAGCTGCTCAGCCTGTCGTGCGACATGAAGCCAGTGAGCGGCCATCTCGCCATGGCCCTTCTGCGCCGCATCCGCTGCGTTAGCGATGGCGCTTTCCAAGACTGTCTTCAGATTGCTCAGCATGGCTTTTCTCTCCTCAGTCACGGCGCATCACGAAGCAGCCGCACTCGATGGACTGAAGCGCGGCAAGAACAAGGGTCGCGCCAAGCCAGCCAAGACCGATCCCGGTGGCGAACAAAGGCGTGGCGGAAAGGAAACGGCTAATCACGCCACACGAATCCCATCGGGTTCGGCCCGCGCATGATCGGATCGCCGCGACGGTCAACTAGCCCGGTTTCCACGGCCTCGTGATCGTTAACGGTCAGCCCCGGCAATAGCGGGTGCTCGTCCATCCACGGCTCCCAGTCGGCCTTGGGGCGCGAGTTGCGCGGACGCGTGAAGTATCTAGGCATTGCTCACCATCGCGCATGATCCCTGTCGTTGGCGTAGGGCCGTGCAATCGGAACGATGTTGACGTGAGAGTAGATCAGCTTGGCGGCTAACCGGCTCATGTCGATCCCCGCCAGCAAGGGCGAGAGATACCACGGCTCCGACTTGCGCGGCGCATACATGGGCCGCCAGAAGGTCATGCCGCGATCACCACGTTAAGGCACAAGCGCCATAGCTCGATGTAAAGCTCGACGCCCCTTGCCCTGGAGCCGTCATCGCGGAGATGCCCGGTGCGACGAAGGGAAAAGGTCATCGCACCAGGCTGACCTGGAGAAGCCAGCCGAAAAGCTGAAGCTCGAGCATCCACCCTTGCGCGTCCGTCTCGTGGTCCAGCAGGGTCGAGTAGAAGCGACGGTGGAATCGGATCATCGCCGCCTCCCCTTGCAGAGATTGTCAACGAAGGATTCGAGCTGCTTCTTCTGCTCCGGCGAGAGCTTCTTCAGAACGTCGGCGTAGCGGGTCTCGGCGTCGGCCCGGAATACCGCCGTCATGTTGCGCTGGTTGCCCAGTGTGTCCGTGTGGCAACCTGCGGCACAGGCGAACAGCCCGTCCGCGATCAGCTCGCCAACATCGGCGAGGCGGCGGATCGCATCGGCAATCTCGGACGCGATTTCAGGCACGGCACTGGCATTTGCGACGATGGCTTGGGAGCGAGCGCGGGTCATACGCACTCCGAAGGAAACCCCGCCGATCAGTTGCGCGTGCTTACCGGACTATCGATTCTCGGTCGGCGGCAGTTGGCTGATGGTCGGCGGGAACTGCGCTCAGACGCTCGGCGACTGGCGCAAAAATGAAAAGGCCCCCGCCGGGGATGTCGGCGAGGGCACGTTCGGCACGCTTGGATTCTGCGGCTGACGCACTGCGTCCAGCCTAGCCGTTCACATAGCATATGCAGCGGGACAAAGCAAGAACTAATTTCACGCCGCGCGGCGTTCCAGACGCCCCGGCATTTCGCCGTCGTGCAGCGCGAACAGGCCCCGCGTCGCCGCCGCCAGCTTCTGATAGTCCTCTTCGCCAGCAAGCTCCATGATGTCGAACACGAACCCACGCGACAACAGCCCGTCCGCGACGATCCGCGCCGCCCAGTCAACAATCGTGTCCGTGCCGTAGTATTTGCACACCAGGTCATAGACCGCCTTGCGCTCGTCATTGCCCGCAAGCGCCTCTTCCATGCGCCCGAAGCGGATATCGTCGCGCGTCCTGCGGGCCACCTGGTTCGTGCTCCTGTCGGTCTGTTCGTATTTGCCCGTCCGCGCCGCCATGTCGGAATAACGCTCCGACCACAGGCGGGCGTATTCCCTGCCCACCATCAGCAGCCGCACCGACTCTACCTGGAATCCCTCGAACTTGCCGCAGAGCCAGAGCTGGCCGATGCTGTCGCCGGACTCCTTTCCGCGCCCGCCGCCTTGGAAGCACTTGGCGTCGAACAGCTCGCGCATACGCCGGATGCGCTCATTGCCGCGATCATACGCCTGCGACACTTTCAGCCGCCCGTTCGGGTAGCGTTCGGCATTGTGATTACGCGCTGGCATTAACCCTTCTCCCC